TTTGGAAAGATTGTGGTTCCTGGGCCAGATTCAAGATGCTACACTTAACATTATCACTATTTCCGCATTACGGGTGGAAGAAGAAACTCTGGACATAGAGGTTGAAGATGTGGCGCCGGAAATTGTCGTTGAGGAAATCGTTGAAGATATTGTATGTTGAGGAAGTTTGCGGATGGCCGAAGCCATAGAAGAGATCCAAGTGGAATCCGAAACCATTGATATTCTGGTTGATGCTGCGGCGCAGGATATCATTGTCGAGGATGTTATTATTGATATTGATTTGAGGAAAGTTTGCTAATGGCTGAATGTGACGAGAATAGTCTTGAAATATGCCGGTTCCGCGGCGACACGAAACCAATCAGTCGTCGTATAACCGATCCTAATGCTTCACCTACTGCTATCGATCTTGTTGGATACACTTTTCTTTTGACTGTTAATACAGAAAAAGACCCAGATATATCTGTGAGTCCTGTCATTGGTCAAGAATTGTTTGAGATAACTGGCGTTATACGAAGTCCTGGTGGTTTAGGGATTGTTGATTTTCCGTATGACCAGTCATCACCAAATCCTTCGCAGATTGTGCCACCAGGTGGATTCTTTTATGATATCCAAATGATTGATCCTGGCGGTATAGTACGCACCATCGCGAAAGGTAAGTATACTATAAAACAGGACATCACGAAAAATTGAGGTAAGTCATGGCACTCATAGTTGAAGACGGAACAGTAGTCACAGACGCGCAGTCGTATGTCACGCTTGCAGAAGCGAACGCTTTCTTTAAACCATATGGCGAAGCGTCAAGTTGGAACATAGCTGACAACGCAAATAAAGAGTCAGCTCTTATCTCTGGCGCTCAGTATATGCAGCAGAAACTTCGGCTATTGTGGAAGGGTAGTCGTGTAAACGCATTTCAGTCTTTGGATTGGCCTCGGCGCGGTGTAGATGTTCCCGATTTCTTCGATCCTTTCTTTCGTCAAGTAAACGTTCCTTTGCAATTCCAGGATACTGTTTTTATTCCTGAGAACGTCGTACCGGATGAAGTAAAAGACGGGCAGATGCAGATTGCGGTTTTGACAATAAGCACTGAGGGGGTCGCAGGCAATACACAGAGCCTCCAGCCATTCTACGGGAGAAAAACAAAAAGAGAGAAAGTAGGTGATCTTGAAGTTGAGTATATGACAGCTGAGGATGGCGGTAATACGAGGCAAACGAATACCTACTGGGATGCTATGAAAATCGTTGAGCCATTCCTTAGGCCTTCTGCACCCCAGACAGGAACTGTGGTAAGAGCGTAATATGGTAGGTTTACTTGATAACATAATGCGACCCGTGGCTGAGAGGCTGATAGAGAGCTTTGGTGGACCTCTCACCTATATCCGTACCACAGAGACCTTTGATGCCACGACAGGCAAAACCTCGCAGACTGAGGTGGAGTCTACAGTTATAGGCACACCACCTGTTCCGCTGAGCAAGCGACTAGCCTCGGGAGAGAACTTTCGGGCCGTATATGGTGAGGTCTTTGATACTGTGCAAGCGGGCGATCTTATAACGACTTTAAAAGCTTTGAATCTAGGATTCACCCCGATCATCGGTGATAAGGTTATATTTCAAGGAACCCGTTGGCAAATTGTTAGAATCGATCCGCTGTATAGTGGAGCCTTAGCAGCCGCCTACACGATCCAAATGCGTCAGTGATATGGCTGTCCGCATCAAGAATTTAAAAAGCTTCAATCGTGAGATAAAAACGTTTGGTGTTGAAGTCATGCCCACGGACCATCTTAAATTGCAAAAAGGATTGCGGTGGATCTTTTAAGGCGTATAGTGTTTCGTACACCAGTTGATACGGGACGGGCTCGTGGAAATTGGCAAGTGTCAAGAGGTGGTGGTGGTGGTTCTCCACTTGAAAGTTTTGATAAAAGTGGTGCAGCCACATTTGCAAAGGGCGCATCGGCTATCAGCGGGCTGAAACCTTTTGGGATTATATCCATTTTTAATAATGTGGAATACATAAACCTTCTTGAAGGAGGTAGTAGTAGCCAATTCCCAAGCGGGATGGTTGCTATATCATTGGCAGAGACGGAGGCTCAGTTTAGATAAATGGGATTCGCTAGTGACAGCCAAACTATTCGCGATAGGTTTAATACACAGTGGCCTGTTGAACAACCCACTATACCTTTCTCCTTCGCAGATGTAGACTTTATTCCACCCCAGGATTTAACTTGGGTGCGATTAAATGTGTTACCTGGTAACCAGACTCAGGTGGGTATGGGAATCAGGAGACGATTTCGGCGCGTAGGTGTCGTACTTGTCCAAATATTTATACCAGCGGGAAGCGGTGATGGTTTAGCGAAAGAATTAGCAGACAGCGTAGCTGATATTTTCATGGGCCGAACAGTAAACGGGGTCATCTTTCGAGGAACGTCAGTTGACCGATTGGGCGTGGATGGATCGTGGGCGGTATGGCGCGCCACAACTTCATACCAAGCTGATGAATGTATTGCAATTTAGAGGAAATGAAAAATGAGTGACTCCAGTTCAGTTCAACTATTTTTCGTGGAGGAAACTATATGGGGCGAAATTCCCAATGACGGCGCATCTCCTGAAGGCGCGCCTAATTTAGACGAATTTCGTTTCACAAATGATTCTCTCACGCAAACGACTGAGACCGCCGTCACAGAGGAAATCCGCAGCGACCGACAAGTATCTGATATCATCCGAACCGCAGTATCCGCTGGTGGTGAGGTTGGCATTGAGTTATCTTTCGAGTCGCATGATGCTCTTCTAGCTGGCGCGCTCTATCGTGATTTTTCAACCGAAGTAAATGAGACAGGTGTCGTCGCAAGCTTCACCACAACGTCTCCAGGGCCTGGTACTTTCACGCTCGCTGCTTCTCCACTCCCGTCGCCTAACTGGCTATTGAATGTCATACCTGGGCAATTTTTACGGATTAGTGGTTCGGCCAACTCACCCACCAATGATGGTTTTTTCAAGGTCGCGAGCGTCGATGCTGCGGCGGGCACAATTATTTTCACTAGTGGCCCAGCCAGTGATGAAGTTGCGGGTACGTTTGATGTACGTGGCCAGTTCGTATTTAACTCTGTCATCCGTAAGAGCTTCACGATTGAGAAGCAATTTAGTGATGTCATCGTTGACACGGACTCGCCGGAAACGGGCGTCTTCCATTACTTCACGGGTATGCGGGTTGGTACTGCATCCTTAACCATTGCACCTGGAGCCATTATCAATGGATCGTTCACCTTTGAAGGCAAGCAAGCCTTTAGCGTTGGTGCAACCATTGGTGATGGCGCGCCTACTGAAGTATCAGCGGCAGATGTTCTAAATGCTGTTGACAATATTACCGACATCCTGATAGATGGGGTGGAGGATCCAGATTGTTCGTTCACCAATGTAGAGTTCTCAATAGAGAATAACCTACGAGCTCAACCGTGTATCGGTCAGTTAGCCAATAGCGGTATTGGACTCGGGCGGACGAATGTAACGGGAACCATTGAAGCATATCTGCTCGATAGAGCCTTTTTCGAAAGGTATCTGAATTTTGATACTGTTAGCTTGAGTTTCCGAGCCACCCTCGCTGATGACAGTTACATCTTCGATTTTCCTGCAATTAAGTTTATCTCCGGTACAGCGGAGACGTCAGGAAATGATGCAGATGTTCTTGTTAGCGTCGAGTTTAACGCCAAAAGGGATCCAACGAGTGACTTCATGGTTGCTATCAATAAATTCCCTGCTGGCACTACACCGTAATGATATGAGAGAAGCCACCAATGAAAATCAGTACGTTTGCCACAGACCTCGATCTCGAGGAGAACGGCGTCTGGGTTGATATAGGTGACGGCGGTATGCTATTAGTGGGGCGGTTAGGAAACCCGCGCCACCAAGCTGCCATCCGTCGTATATCAAAACCCCACAAAGCCCTAATCCGGAATAAAACCATTAATGAAGAGCTCAGCGATGAGCTCCTACTTAGAGCGATGGCTGAAGCTATACTCCTGGATTGGAAGGGAATTGAAGACGATAAAGGTAAAGCAATCAAATACAGTAAGGATGCTGCCTACGATCTTTTACGTGATCTAAGGGATTTTCGTAATTTGGTTACTGAACTTGCGAATGAGCAAGTTACCTTTAGACGCGAGGAACAGTTACAAGAGGGAAACGTTTAAAGGAGCTTCTTGAATGGGACCTAGAATTTGGTCCCAGTTACGATAAGCTCCTAGCCCTTCGTGAATCTGGGAAGGAGGTACCTGCGTTAGACCGCAGACCAGAATTACCCATCACGCTTGAGTGGGCGTGGAGCGCGTATGCAGAAATGACGAAAGGCAGGAGTTGGATTATGGGTTCACCACAATCAATTCCATTGTCTGAAATTATTGCGTACGGAGAGTTGACATTACTAAAGCGCGATGAAGTAGAAGAACTGTTACGCTTTATAAGATTGCTGGATGATGTATACTTTAAACATTTAGAGAAAAGGACGAAAACGAAAAATGGCAGAGCTGGAAGTCACAATCGACGGACGGGGAGCCCAAAGAGGGGCCGGAATAGTCGTTAAAGGCCTTCAGAATATTCGTAAGGGTGCAGCACAGACTAACGAATCTTTAAAAAGAACCAACCGCGCATTTCGGCAAACATCAAAATCAAGCGCTAATCTCGGGCAAGCCATAGGCGCATTGGGTGGCATCCTTGCGATCGGTAAAGTCATAGCCTACGCAGATGCCTGGACCTTAGTTAATAACAGAATTCGTCTTGTTACTGATGGGCAAGATGAACTTAATGCCGTAACTGAACAAGTATTTAGGATCGCGCAAGAAGCTCGTGTTGGTTTAGCGAGCACCGCAGAACTTTATCAAAGAATCGCTCGATCAGCGGAACTCCTAGGCATCAGTCAACAACGTGTTCTTGATGTTACCAAATCCGTTTCAAAAGCTATTACCATATCAGGTGTTTCAGCTACCGCAGCAAATGCCGCAATCGTTCAGTTGGGACAGGGCCTAGCGTCTGGAACACTGCGGGGTGACGAACTGCGTTCCGTACTTGAGCAAACTCCAAGGCTTGCTAGGGCTATCGCTGATGGTTTGCAAGTACCAATCGGCGCTCTACGTGAATTAGGTAAAGCAGGCAAGTTGAGCGCCCAGGACGTCATTGCGGCGCTGGAATCTCAGAAGGATGTTCTCGAGGCCGAATTTGGTAGTATCGATGTGACTATCGGTCAAGCGTTTGTTACGTTAGAAAGTTCCTTAATTCGATTTGTTGGTCGATTTGGTGAAGCTACAGGATTTTTCGCTCAGGGTGCCAAATCAATACAGTTGGTGGGAACCAGCCTCGACAATACGAGTGATAGTTTCTTTGAGGGTGCCTTCGCAGTATCTCAATTCATTAGTGCGTTGGCTGGTGGGCTTTCAGTGGTAGATGAACAATTCGCTTTATTTAAGAACACAGTTTTAACCACCCTTACTGAAACTTTTGAGTCAGCAAGACAGTTGGTGGAGGACTCTGTGTTTTTCCAATTCTCACCCGTCGGTGCTGCCACGGGTATTATTGATCATTTCTTTGGCGGCGATATTGATGCACTATCCGCTGCGGCCTCAGAAGAACGAGTTAGGCTTCAAGCAGAATTAGATAGGGCCAATACAGTTGTTGCTGAGGGTCTTGATGAACAGCGGCGCATATTTGAAGAAAACCGCAAGCGCCGTCAGGCTGCCGCGGACCTCGATTTAAGTGAAGATCCCGCACCTTCCAATATGCTTGGACGGATGACTGAGAGGCAAGTTGCGGCTGCGGAACGTTTAAGGAAAAGCCTTGAAAAACTGGGTGAAACTATGACAGCCAGTTTACAAACACCACTCGAAGAGTTTGAATCCAGTTTGGAACAAGCTAATAGACTTCTGGATGCGGGTGTCATTAGCACAGAAACATATCAACGTAATTTGGCCGCCCTAACAGAAACATACCGTGAACAATTGCCGGCAGTGATTGAGTACAATGATCAGCTAGAACGTGGTGTGGGCATTACTGAAGAGTTCCTTACTCCACAAGAACAATTTATTGAAAAGCAACGGGAACTCAACGAGTTATTAGGAGTTGGTGCGATAAACCAAGAAACATTTAACCGCGCCCTTGTTGCGGCTCAGGAAGAGCTCGCAGAAGCAATTAATAAAGATGATGAGTTTGCAAAATTTTTAGAACAGATAAGCATCCAAGCCGCTCGAAATATCCAGAGTGCGTTCGCGGACTTTTTGTTCGATCCGTTCGATGAGGGTCTTGATGGATTACTCTCTAGCTTTTTGGACACACTTCGTAGAATGGCCGCAGAAGCTTTATCTGCAGAGGTATTTAAAATATTGGGAGATGGGTTTAGTTCGCTCACCGGGGGTGGCGGGGGCGGCGGTGGCTTCGACCTTGCCGGGTTTTTTGGGGGTCTTTTCACCGCCCAATCGGGGGGAGACTTTCCTGGTGGGCGACCTATTCTTGTCGGTGAAGAAGGACCAGAGATTATACAGCCACGAGGTCCTACTACGATTACACCGAATGGTGGCATGGGACAAATGGCTGCACCTGAAGTGGTAGTTCCTGTTAGTATTACGAACATCACTGATCCGTCCGCGATAGTGTCCGCTATTGAAAGTAGTAGTGGACAGCAGGCAATTGTGAATGCAATCGCGCAAAATCCTGACGCAATTAAGAGGGCTTTGAATTAATGGCTTTTGAAACTGGTACTGCCACAGACTATTTAGACCTACTAAATAAATTGAAACTTTTCATGACGGGAGCCAATTCGCCCACTAGTGGATTAGAATGGGTAGTCATCAAAGAAAACAGCACGTTTAATTCTCCCCAAAATCAAATACCTGACGGTAGTGGAGCAATTAAAACTGCGGCCAATAATGATCAAGATCATACGGAGATTATTTTCCGCGGAACAGGTGGTGTATCTCCCGAGCAGAATATCTATTTTGGAATACAGACGTTAGGTCTCGCCGTCTCTGGTTATTTCAATTGGCAGATGAGAGGGCTCACGGGACTCTTAGATACATCTCCTGAAACTGATTTTTTAGATCAACCAGGTATAAGTCCACCAGCTTATTTAACACTTCAAAATACAATTATGACATATTGGTTTGTCGGTAATGATCGTCATGTCAAGGGAACCGTTAAAACCGGCACCGCCTTTCAGCATTTTTATCTTGGTTTCCTCAACACCTTTTCCACTGTAACTGAATACCCCTACCCGCTTGCCGTATGCGGAACCGCTGAACTTGAACAAAGGATATTCAGTCAAAATTCAATCAATTTAGCGGCTTCAGTAATTAACGGTGGGGGTAACTCTGTTACAATCCTACCACCTGGCGATGCCTTTCCAACTAACGAAGCATCAGGTTGGGTTCGATTTACAGACGGTAATTGGTATGGTATAAAGAACATGCGTCAGCAGGGAGCCATAGAATCCGTATTAATGAACGGCGGTGGGATAGCTCATGTTTGGCCGCTAGGTCAAACGGTTGCCTCTCTCGCCCCGGATGAAAATGCAATATCTGCCGGTGACTCTTTTGGTTCTATACACACCGTCACCACGCCGGGAAATGATGCACAGTCTAATCTGGTGCCAAGCCCAGGATCTCCTCAACTGACGACTCTTTGGCCTTTAACTGTTCATTTACTCGATTCAATGAATATTCTTGGTGAATTTGATGGATTATATTGGCTCACCGCAACGGGTGGAATTACTAGTGAGGATACAATCACAGATTTTGGTGAGAGCCCAGAGGTTGTTCATACGATATTTCAAAATGTATGGCGAACTGACCCCTGGATGTTTTTAGCGTTAAGGCACGAGGCATAACTGATGTCATTTGTAACTGGTAGCGCAACGGATATTGAAGATCTTTTAGATCAATGGTTTGATTTTCTTTTGGCTAATGGATGGACTGCGGACATTGATTACACTGTCCCTGGACAGAGCCCAAATTTTGGTGTCATTAATAGAAAACAAGATTTAGCTTCACCACTAGGAAGTGATCCTTTAAATGAAGTGATCCTACATTGCGGATTCTCTGTGAATAATGCAGTGATCTTCAGTGGTGCGGCTACGGATAATTTATTCATGGTCCCAATGCGCGATTACGTTGGTAGTGGTGATCCTGGATTGAACGCGATATTTGGATCTAACTCGCCTGCCATTTCAACTACCACTAGTGGCGTTGGTTGGATATTTTCTAATTTTCCCACCCAGCCATTTGAGCAACATTGGTTCTTTGAGAGTGACTTCTATGCCCATGCCGTAGTTGAATACTCCAGTGGATTTTATCGTCATTTTGGGTTAGGCCAATTAAATAAGACAGGCAAGTATTTTGGTGGTGAATATTACTACGGTAGTTTCATTAATCGTCAGGTTTCTGTGATAGACTCTGTGTTAAGCGGGCAGAATAACATTGGAATGGATGGTAACGTCTTCGGTGGTGAGGCCCAAGCAAAAGTTTTTGCGCAGGATTTAGATAAAACTGGACTCACTGATTGGAAAGGACGTCAGTCACCCGAGTCGGGTTGGTTTAATGCCAATCAATTTGTCCTTACTGTTGATGGAGATGACGGTAACCTTGGAGATCGTGGTACATTCATAACACAAGGACCACGCAGAGGCTATCATTATCCTCTTTACTATTCTGGCCAATCAGCTTTCAATGGTCATCGCCCAATGTATCCACAGTACGTTTTCACTAAATTTCAGTCCACCCCAGATCGTGTTCAATTGCTCGGTTCTGTCCCTGATCAGAGAGTTATGTCATTGGAACAGGGTTTATCTCCGAAAGATGAATTTACTATTGGATCGGATACTTGGATTGTTTTTCCTGTCACTAGAAAGAGACCAATCGCTGTACTCGATGACACTGAACAATCCTTAAGCTTTGGTATCGCCTATAAGAAGGTCCCTTGATATGGCCGCCCGCAATGGTTTTAGGATATTAGACAGTATTGTCCCGTTTGTCCGTGGGTTTGAAGAAGAAAATGATATAGGAGGGGGTGGCGGGTCACCGGTGATCCAGAGAGGTGAAATTTCAAACCTCCTTTTCGATGGGGGTGGTGCCATTCAATTACCCGTCTTACAATCCAAACCAACCCTTATGGATGAATACGTCGCTGGAGATGATCGAGGTGAAGTTTTACCTATAGTTATTAATGACGGTATAAGTACCCGGCAGGCGCGCGGCGCTGGAGGTACAGGGCGATTCGATAATTTAGGAAGCGGACCGATAGATGGAAAGGGATTAGGATTTGATTATTTCGAGAATATATTTCTTCAACCAATCAAGCTGGCCTTAGGAAATGTCGTCAGTGATGTCATTAGTGAAGTTATAATCCTAAATACTTTCAGACGTACCGATCACACAATAGTTACCATCGTTAATAATGCAGGTGCTGGTATATCAGTTTCAGGGGGAACTCCACCTTTACCTTTGAAAGCTTTTGTTTCAAAGATTTTTACGATAACAGTGACTACAGATGGTCCTCCTACTATTAACGGCACTATTGATTTCAATACTAATCTATATACCCTGGTCTTAACCATAACTGGTACACGGATTATAATTTTTCAGTATCCACCTGAAGGCGCTTTAGAAGAAAAGCTACAATGGTTGACTGATGTTATTCGTGTAGCAGATGGTTCTGAGCAACGACACTCTATCCGTGTCAATCCACGGATCAGTGTTAATTATGATGTGAACGCGACCTCAAGGTTGGATGTCAACGGTATTCGTAATCTTCTTATCGATTGGACATCAAGAGTCTTTGGGGTTCCCCTATGGTGGTTTGAAAGAATATTAGTCGCAGATGTTGCGGCTCTGGATACGACAGTGTTCCTGAATGTAGGTGCCACACTTTATGCGGACTTTCGGGCGGGTGGCCTTGGGATGGTTTACCAAGAAGATGAAGATGGGATAAGAACATTTGATGTTCTTGGAATTGCGTCAGTCAACGGACCAGACTCTAGTCCTGAAACTGTTGCTAATTCGGTCACGTTCCTTACGCCAATCCAAAATTCGTATGATGCTGATAAAGCGACAGTGGTTCCGGTTGTGGCTGGCGTACTGGCCCAAGCTGGCAGTCAGACTACTCCACGAGCAGGTGACACAAGTAGTTATTCATTACAATTCGATTTGCAAGATAATGATGAAGCTACGGTTCCCCCATTTATTGAGTCGGGCTTATATCCCGAGCTTGATGATTTCAGTGGCGTTGCTACAACGGTAATGACTGATTTAAACTTTATGGCTGGAAATTCAATTAGTGAAAAATGGCAGTTAAAACTCCAGCGTATTGATTTTGACATCACTAAATTCACTCAATTAACGCAAGAAGTTGCCGCAAGGCGTTCTATGCCTTTTATGTGGATGCCAGAAGACTCACAGACCGAGTGGCAGTTGAGGTCGTTGTTATATTTCTTGCGAGGCAAATGGGAAAGGCTTTGGGTACCTACTTGGCGAGATGACTTCATTGTTAATCTCAACGTCGGAATTGGGG